TTGGCTGATTAGTTAGATTATCTATCGTGTTTTGAAAGTTATCTAATTTAATATTTATATCAGATATATCTGACTGACAAGTTAGACTATCTATTGTTTTTTGAAAGTTATCTAATTTAAAATCTACATCTAATATACGGTTTTTAATATTAATTATTTTATCAGTTATAATATTAATACTAGACGTAATATCATCATTATTTTTAGTCTCATTTAACTTTATTTCTTCGAATTCAATATTAATATTTTTAAATCGTGTATTATATTGTTCAAATGTAATATTATAATCCTTTAATGTATGATTTATTGAATCTATCTTTAGTTTATTTATTTCAGTATTACATTCTTGTTGATTTACTGAGATTTCTAATTTATCAACTTCGGAATTATTTTCAATAAAATAATTTTTTAATTGAAGTTTTATCATCTCTAGTTTATTATTAACTGAATTAAAGTCTTCACTCTCAGTTAATTCTGCTGTAGGAACAAGTTTATCAAGATCAATGTACTTATTAACAGACAGTGGATTCTTATTAATCTTGTTATTAACTTTAATTTTATCAAGTTTAAATTCGGATATATAATTTATTATATTATCATTAAAGCTAGTTATTAGAATGTTACTATCTTCATATCCTGATTTTAAATATTTAGTTTCTATTATTTTAGCAGAACCATTAATTGTATATTTAAGACATTCTTCAATTTCTTGAATAGGTTTATTTTGGACAATAACTTGATTATATAATTTTAGACCACATGTGTCGTCCTCGTCATTACACGTATACCATTCATTCTCATTAGTAATACTGAAAGTATTATTTTGTTCAATTTCAACAAGATCATTTTCATTAAGAGCATATATTTGTAAAACCAAGTATTTATAATCATTTAAAATAGAGAAATCAATATTCTTGCTATATTTATACCAATTATTGATTGTTTGAATATTATATAAATTTTCAGTTTCAATATAGGTATTAAATTTATTTTTAAACTTAATTCCTTGTAATTTATCAGGTGTAATGAATCTAAAGTATATAATTCTATTAATATTTATTTGAAAAGAAAATTTTGTAGATTTGATGTTGTATAATTTACAGTAGGGCATTTATTAATATTAACTATATATTAAATATAATTATGGTGAACAAATCTTAATCTTTTTGTTCATATAAAATAGAATATGTTAAACATCATGATGAATGACTTATTGCACCCATGCTTATTTAAATTATACATATTTGGATATTTTTTACTCTGTAATCGTCATTTTGCTTTTTTATAAAAATTGATAAAAAATCAAAAAGTAATGTATAACTATATATAAATGCCCCCTAAGAAAACATCTAGTTTAAAAGATTCTAATAAAATATCTAAAAATAATACTAAAAAGAAAGGAAAGGTTGTTAAAACACAAAGTGAAACTGAAACATCATCTGATGAAGAAAGTGAAGAAGAACCGGCTGTTGATAATGACGAAGAAACTGAAGAAGTATTATCAACAGAAGAAGTTGCAATTGATTCAGATACAGAAAATAAAGAGTGTGAAATTGAGCAAATGATCAAAGATGATCTGGAATTCTTTAATGAGGATGATACAAGTGAAATTCAACAAAACATAGATATAGTGTATTTAGAAAAAGAGAATAGGATTACAAATCCTAGACTGACAAGATATGAGATGGTTCGGATTTTAGGTGAAAGAACTAAACAGTTAACTATGGGCGCGAAAGCGCTTGTTAAAAACATTCAAGATCTATCATATGAAGAAGTAGCTGTTGAAGAACTTAAACTTGATATGATTCCAATTAAAATAAAGAGACCATTGCCAAATAATAAAATAGAAATTTGGGAATTGAATGAATTATCTAAAAAACATTTAGATGCATATATTAATGAATAAATTAACTAATGTAATTATACTGTATTCCAACTATAATTACATGTCGTACATATATAAGTTAGATTATAAGTTTTTGGAACTCGCATAAAAACTGCTTCCTTTAGTTCTTTACTTTTATGTGTTGAACAATTAATATTCTTACATGTATAATCTCGTGTTCTAGGTAACGTAGGATCTAAAGCTAGTAGTTTATTATCTTCAAATGTTTTAATATTATTTAATTTATCAGTAACATTGAATTCATACAATTTAATAGTTTCATTAATTTGTTTTTTATATCCACAATTACCACAAGACAATTCAGCTTCAGCTAATTTATTTATAAACAATTGATTTAATTTTGTTTTATCACCCATAGATAATTTTTGATATTTCTTATTTTTAAGAATATCATTTTTAGGGAAAGTTGCTTTATAATCTAATAGATTTATATCTGTATCTGTTAACAGTTTAAATACATCATTTATATTTGCAATTTCCTTTCTATCATCGTCATCGTCATTAAGATTTGTTGCTTTGTTAATCCCTAACGAATAAAGACAGTCTGGACAAAAGAATACCATATTATAGTATTATAGTATATAATTTTAAATTAAATTAAATTCATTTTTTTTATTTCATAAAGTATAATCTACCAATTTGCGCAGTAAATTAACTGTTTGTATCATCAATATTATATAATACTTGGAATTCAGTATTTAGATTTATAAAGTCTATTAAATGGTCTTTCTTAATAAAGTAAATTATTTTACCTATACACTTTTCACCAATAGTTATTTGATATGATTTTAAACTATCAGATAATTCTTTATAATTTTTCTTAAACTCTTTTAGTATATCTTCTTTGAAAAAATGATAACACATATTCGTATTTTCTATATTATTTATTATATCTATTATTGCAACTTTATAATTATAATATATTAGATAGTGATTATAATCAATTGATTTTGTATCAGTGTCTTTTGTTTTTTCAAAACCAGGTTCATTAATGATTGGGTATTCATTTAATAAAGAACTAATTGATAAAAGAACTAATCGTAAATTCATTACTTTTTTCCAATTAGGTCCTACCCAAGTTCCTAAAATAGATAAACACACTCTACCAGATTCATATAAATTTGGATTAAATCGAACATCTTTGTGTAAAGTTAATAATGTTACATTTGGTGGTTTATTTGGGTAATCTGTCGGGAAATTTATTTTGAAAAAATAAAATCCACCAAAATATGGTGTATCTTTTGGTCCAACTATTAAAGCATAATTATTAAAAATATCATTCTGATTAATGTATAAATATATTCCATCCGGTTTATTATTATTAAAATCAACAAAATCTTGAACGATTCGTAATTTTGTTTTACTCATTAATTAAATAAATGGATATAACTCTAAATCAAATCAGTTTATATATTATTAGATGGGTTTTAATAAAAATAATAATAATTTTATTATTATGATGATTATGTCATGTATACCATATTTATGTGTATTTTCAACGTGTATATGCGTATATACCCATCATAGATTTGACACCCTCTTGTATGATATTTTTGCCACCATCCTAGGTAAAGCTATAAAAATAGGTCAAATATGGCGTATTTGCATGGTATACAACGTATATACATCCTTTAAGCGAAAAAATTTGAAATTTTTATTTAAAAATTTCAAATCTATAATTATATAATGTCCTCCATACAAAATAAAATCAAGGAACATATTAATCCTAACAAAGTTAAGAAGTGTAGGTCTAATTTGGAGAAACTATTAGATAAACATAGATTAGATAGTACTACCGGTTCTTCTGTTACCCATGTAACATTAGACCCTGCTTTTCCAGGAAAATATTCATTTGATAAAACCGCAAGAAAGAAACTCAATAAATTAGTAAAAGAGGGTAATTCATATTCTATTAATATGTCTATTGCAGAGAAACCAAAAAATTATGGACCCATAAAAGTTGATATCGATTTAGAAATACCAAAAGATGATTACAAAGAAGGAGACCGTTTATATGATAATGATTTTATTATGAAGTCAATTGAATTATACCGCGAATCGATTAAAAAATATTTAGATATTCATGATTCGCAATTACAAGCATGTGTTTTAGAAAAAAGCTGTGTAACTAATAAAGGACTAACTGTTAAAGATGGCATACATATATTTTTTCCATATATTGTAGCACATTATAAAGTAAGACATTTAATTAGAGAAGAAGTTGTAACAAATGCAAAAGAAATATCAATGTATAAAACATTTACAAGAAGTGCAGAAGATATATTTGATAAATCTGTAATTAGTTCTAATTTCTGGTTAATGTACGGAAATTCAAAACCAAAATGTCCACCATATAAATTAACACAACTAATTGCACATGATGATTCGGAATTAGAATTTTCAGAATTAATAAATGAAGAAGATGATCTTGTTGACATATTCTCATTGCAAAACAAAAATTGGAAAGAAACAAATGCGACACCACTAAATAGTGAATATTCAAATGAAGATATTGATTTTGAATGTGATAATAAAGGTATTGATAATTCAACTAGCAATAGTTTTGAAACAATTATACCTGAAAGTCGTGAAGATGAATTTCGTAAAGCAAAATATCTGGTATCTTTATTATCTGATGAAAGGGCTGCGAACTATAATGATTGGATACGCACCGGGTGGGCGTTACATAATACAGATTCAGGGTTATTACAAGTATGGGTAGATTTTTCAAGAAAATGCCCATCCAAGTTTAACGAAAAAGAATGTCACAAGTTATGGATGAATATGAAGCAAGGGTTAACCATAAGATCGTTACAGTCTTGGGCAAAAGAAGATAATCCACACAAGTACTCAGAATATATGAAGACAGAATTTGAAGAATTATTAAAAAAATCATTATCAGGCGATACCTACTCAGTTGCGAAAGCACTATATACCAAATATTTTGATCGTTTTATATGTGCATCTATTAAACATAATACCTGGTATGAGTTTAAAAATCATAGATGGACCCGCGTTGATGGCGGATATACATTGATGAAGTTAATTTCAGAAGAATTCGTAAATGATTACATGAAAGTAAGTTCGGAGTATAATCTCAAAGCAATTAATACAACAGGAATTGAAAGAGAAGATCTACAAAAGAAGGCTTCTTCATTCCAACGTATTGTAGATAAATTGCTTAATCTCAATTTTAAAAAGCAAATCATGGAAGAAGGCAAGTACTTATTTCATGATGAAGATTTTGAAGATAAATTAGATGAAAATCATGACTTACTTGGATGTGATAACGGCGTTTATGATTTTGCAAAGGGTGAATTCAGAGAAGGAAGACAAGATGATTATATTACATTAAGTACTGATAATAAATATTTCCCTTGGAATCCAATGAATCCATATGCTAAATCAATTACAACATTCTTTGCTGAAATTTTACCAGATAAAGAAGTTCGTGATTATTTCTTACAAGCACTGTCAACATGTCTAACAGGACATAATAGAGAAGAAAAACTATATATTCCAACCGGTGGTGGATCAAATGGTAAGAGTTTAACTTTTGAACTTGTAAATCTAGCTCTAGGTAAATACTATATATCATGTCCTGTTACTATTATGACTAGAGGACGTGGTTCTTCTGGTGCTGCTTCACCTGAATTAGCAAGAATTAAAGGTAAACGTGTCGGTGTTCTACAAGAACCAGATAATAGTGAAACAATGAATGTAGGTTTAATGAAAGAACTGACTGGTAATGATGCTTTCATGGCTAGAGGTCTATTTGAAGAACCAAGAGAAATTAAGCCTCAAATCAAGTTCTTCTTAACATGTAATGAGTTACCTATTATTCCTTCTCGTGATGGTGGTACTTGGAGACGTCTTCGTGTAGTTGAATTTAAATCAAAGTTTGTAGATAATCCATCTGGTTTTGGGCAATTTAAAATTGATACCAAGTTAAAAGAGAAGATTGTTGAATGGGGTCCAGTATTCCTATCATATTTGGTGTATATTTACAATACAATGTATAAGAAGGCTACTTATTTACACGAACCAGACCAGGTTCTATATAGTACTAATGCATATCAAATGGATAATGATCATTTCTTGGACTATTTCAATACTAAACTTGAAGAGGTTGACGACCCCAAAGCAATTATTAGTAAGAGATCTGTATTTGCCGATTTCAAAGTATGGTTTAAGGAATTTCACGAAGGGAATAAATTACCAAGAGGTGAACAACTATATAGATTTCTTGATGATGTGCTAGGGAAAGCTAATAGAATGGGTTGGAAAAATGTAGTATTTAAAACCGACGAAGGTGGTGATAGTGACAATGAGATAGTAAATGATTTAGATATTTAAACCTTTGTTTTGAATAAGTCTTAAATTTAATTTAAAATATTATAAATTAATATATTAATTTATAATATTATAAATTAATATCTTGTTTCTTTTAATGTATAAAGTATTATCGGAAGCTAGTATAATTGGTATAATTACATTAATATTAGGTAAAATATTATTAGAATTAATTATAAAAAATAATGATAAAGATAAAGATAAAAAACACCCGCATGGTATCTATCTAGCATTTTTTAGTACAGGATTTATTTTACATTTTGTAATTGAATATTTAGGTATAAACTGTTGGTATTGTGACAAAAAATGTGCTGTAAGACTAAGAAATATATCTTAAGTTATTATACTACATTATTTTTATTTATTAAAAAATTATTAATTATTTTGGTTGTTACGCCACATAATTCCATTACTTTTATTTATTTATTAAAAAATTATTAATTATTTTGGTTGTTACGCCACATAATTCCATTACTTTTAAATATACTATATTAGACCGTGTATTCTCTATAAAACAACTACATACTATAATATTAGACTTGTTAATATACATCAAGTAAAGTTTAATTCTCAATAACTTATCATCTATTTTAATCTTATTACAGTTTAATATTATTTCATTTAAAATAGTAATTGGCAACTCATTGTTAATTTTACTTGAATTATACAATAATTCAAATGTTTTAAATATCAACTTATCCATGTGATAATTATCTAAAATATCTTCTTCATAATATTCAAAGTTCATTTTTCTAATTTTTTTAAACAATTCAAACTTGTCTTCAATTTTTGAAATATATAATATTTTAAGAAAAGTATATATAAACTTTATTTTAGTTGGGTAATATGACGAGATTATAATTGTAACTTTTATTAAAAATAGTTCTGTTACATTATCAATTAAACCTTTTTTCTCTAATTGATTAATACAGTTTAATATTTTAAAACTATATTTTTTATTGTTTATTAATTTTTCAAATATATTAATGAGATTCTTATTTAAGGTCATTAAATATATATATATATTTTAATATTATAGGGGGAATATATAGGTAGATTGACTCATCTATTTAAAATATTTAATGTGTTAAAACCCTATAGTAATTTTTTTCTCATCTATATTAATTATGGAGAGTTGTAACATATGTTGTTTCCAATATTCGACCCTAGAAAGTTCGAATAATAGGAATGAAATAAAGTTATGTTGTAATCACAGTCTGTGTGAGTTTTGTTATATAAGACTTGATAAACCAAATTGCCCTTATTGTCGTTTAGAATTTAAATATTCAATCGACGATAGTAATAAAAGAAAACTATTAAATTTAGAATACTTTAAATGGCAACCTCCTTCGCAGATTAGTAATTATATTCCTTCCCCAACTATTAATAGCATACCACGATTAAATTTAATAAATAATGAGAACCAATTATCACAACTACCATTTAGTAGAATTAAAAGAAATACAATAAGAAGAAGGAGACGAGATCTATCTTTTGATGAAGTCATTGAAAGAAGACTTTTGATAAAAAAAAGATCTACTCGAAAATGGGAACATAAGGAAGCTAGATTCAATAAAGAAACACGTGGTCTTAGTTTTTCTGAAGAAATAGATATCGAAGTAAATTAATTCAAACAATGATACAATTCATCTTTAATTGTATTATCTATACAGTATACGCGACATACATATTCTTGATGATTATCATTTGTTAACAATGAAAAGTTTTGAATTGTAATGTCGGGAATTATCTCATTATTCTTTGGTGTATAAAAATTTATCTTGGACAATGGATTTGGATTTTTACCACTTGTATAACCGACCTTATAATACATAATTTCGTAACTATCTTTGTTAAAAGGTTTGAATACTTCTTCTGGAAATTTAAATTCTTCTAAACTTATTTTCTCAAATACTAAACTTGGTAATTTACGTGTCTCTACTTGAGTTATTAATTTAACTACATTCGGTTGATTATTAAAAATATAACAATCTACCAATTCCATCATACTATCAATATCCTTTAGTTTCTCTGAAATTTTATCTGTTTTTTCTAACTCAAATAATACTTGTGATATTAATATTTCTACGGCTTTTACCGTTTTATGACTATATATTCGCCGATGTAATTGATATCTAATAAAGAATAAATGGTATAGACTTTCCTTTGCTTGAATTGGATAATATATTTCATTATTTATTACCCGTGCTTGCATTATTAATCTAGAAAAATCTACATCTAATTTTAATCCAATCGCTCTATTATCTCTATTAATATAATCGAACTTGTCTACATCCACATTATTAACTGGATTAGAAATAATCTGAAATATCCATTTCCCAACTTTAAATTCATCCAACCAATTATCATATGTATTATTCTTTGGATGAATAAGATCACCTATTACCAGTAATTCATCAGTTGTTATTTTTATATTATATTTCTTAACAACATGTTTTAAAATACTAATTGATCTCATTTCATGAGTTACTAAATCTCCTAATTCTTTAAAGTTGGGCAACATTGGTAGAAATAAATCATCAAATAAATGTGAATACATTAGGTGTCCTATGTCGTGACATAATCCTGCAATTGATACTATATTAACTATTTCTTTTGTAATATTTAATTCTGGTTGTTTCTCTTTCAAATTATTTATAAATTTTTTCGCCAAGTAATAAGTACCAATTGAGTGTTCAAATCTTGAATGATTAGCTGTTGGAAATACATAATGTAAAACTCCACCTTGATGTATTCGCCGAAGTCTTTGAAATTCAGTCGTATCAATAATACTCTTTGCTAAACTATCTATCTCAATATATGCATGAATATTGTCATATATTAAAGTATCATTTTCTTGTATAATATTTTCTTCTTTTGACATTCTATATTATTAATATCGTATAATAATAATAATATAAATCAATTTTTCAAACTTTTTATGCTTCTTCGTCACTATCTGACTCAGTATCAGAATCAACATAATTACTCAAATTAATATTCGACGGTAAGTCAAAATCTTGTGGTGGTGCAGGAGGTGCTTGTTGTGGTTGTTGTTGTGCCAACCTTTCTTGAACTTGTTGCATAGTAAGTGGTGTATAATCTACCTCGTCTGCAATTAATTTAAAAAGTTCATAGATAATATTATCTACTTTGGCATCTCCTGTTATTTTAATAAAACCAGACGAAAATAATTGAATTTGATCTTTATACTTTTCGGGTGTATTTATCATATCAAGTGGTAAGGGAATTTCCATTTTACTTAAATTTTGTCTTAACCAAGTATATCTTTCAACAATACCTCTATCTACACTCTTCTTCATAGTTTTCATATCTCTAAAAGTTTTTCCAGTTCTAATCGCATGTAATTCTTTTCTACGATTCTTTAATTTATCGGCTGCAGTACCTTCATTTGTTGGTTTTAAAAATGGGACTGAAAATTCTGGCATGGCTGGTTTAGTTTGGATATCCCCCCAAATATATTCCATTTTTTTAATACCTATATGTATATTATCACCTTCTTCTTTGAAATCAAAGTCATGTCCTTCATTTAGATATTCAACAGCAGAAACCAATCCAACATCCGGATTATTTTTTAAAAAATTTCTAATACGAACAATCGCATTCTTTGATTTAAATTTTTCTTTGTCTTCCTGGGTTATATGTATGTTTACCATTATATTACTTTATAATTATTTTTTAAACATAATTTATATAATTTTACGTACAATTATGAGTAAATTGAATTATTATTTTTGCTTTGCAAATAAATCAATTTCAAAAGGGAAGCTTAACTTATTACTACGTAATTATGATTAATAAAACAAAATATGAAAGCGTAGCTCCCAATATTTTTATTGCAAAGCAAATAAAAATTGATTTATATATATTTAAACATTATATAGTAAGACTATTAATGGTTAAAGACACTACATTATATAATAACTTGGATGTATCACCTAATGCAACAGAATCTGATATTAAGAAAGCATATAGAAAACTATCTGTTAAACATCACCCTGATAAAAATCCTGATAATAAAGAAGCAGCTACCTTGAAATTTCAAGAGATTTCAGAAGCATATTCTATATTGAGTGATTCGGAAAAACGTAGTCAATACGATCAATATGGTATGGATTTTGTTAAGAATCAATCGGGTGGACCTGGACCTGATCCAAGTGATATTTTCTCGCAATTCTTTGGAGGAGGTGGTTCTCCATTTGGCGGTGGTTCACCATTTGGATTTAATTTTGGTGGACAACAACAACAGAGACAACAAAGACAACAAGAAGATGTTGGGGTAAAGATAGATGTAACATTAGAACAAATATATAATGAAGAAACAGTTGATATTAATTATCCTCAGAAAACTTATTGTAAAGATTGTGATGGAACAGGAAGCACAGATAAAACAAAAAGTAAATGTTCTGACTGTGGTGGACGCGGACAAACAGTCAAAGTAATGCAAATGGGTCCGATGATTCAACAAGTAGTTCAAGAATGTCAGAAATGCAATGGAACAGGTGAATCAATTAGTCCTGATAAAAGATGTAAACCATGTAATGGTAAATCGTTTATATTAAAATCAAAGTCAATTAAACTCCCATTGAGAAATGGATTAGATACTGATAACAAAATACAACTTGAAAAGAAAGGTCATATTTTTAAAGATTCAAAGACTGATTTGGTAGTAATAATTAATGTACTGCCACATAAAACATTTCAACGTGAAGGTCCTATCCTTATAACTGAAGTAAATCTTGAATTATACCAATCATTATTGGGTTTTGATAAATTAGTCAAACACTTGGATGAATCAATGTTACATATTTCTAGTTCTTCTAAGATAGAAGACGGCGAAATAAAAGTAATAAAAGGAAAAGGTATGCCTGATTTAAGAAATAAAACAACAGGTGATCTATATATAAAATTCAATGTAAAATATCCTAATTTAGACAAATACAGCAATGATGATATTGTATCATTAAAGAAATTACTATCAAAAGATCTTGATTTTGAACTAATGATGGAAGAAGAAATTAAAACTGGTATAATCAAATCAGAAAAGACGATTCTTGAAAATCGTAAAACAAGTAGCCGACCTAATCAACGTTCTAATCAAGACGATGGTCAACCACAATGTGCTCAATCATAAATTATTTTATTTCTACAATATAATAAATGAAACTATATATTTTAAGACATGAAGATAGAACAATGGATTTAACCTTTTTTTCACCATTAACAAAAAATGGTTTAGAAAAATCAGTCGATCTTATAAAATATTTAGATAAAGAACAAATTAATGTTGTTTATTCTTCACCATACATCAGAACATTACAAACAATATATCCATATGTTAAAAAACAGGATTTAAAAATTAAGCTTGATTATTCAATCGTTGAGCTATACCAAGAAGGAAATATTCCTTCAAAATCATATCAAATAACACTTCCTGAATACCTAGCAGAATTATTCAATTATGACAGTGAATATACATCAATGATTATTCCTACAGATATTAAGTTTCCGGAACTAATAAATAGTTTTGGTGAAAGAATCAAACAATTTATTAAAAATATAATAATTGCAAATTATAAAACTGATAATAATATTGTTTTAGTTACTCATCAAGGTGTTATTGATATTATTATAGGAATTATTTCAAAACGCAATAAAGAGATTGGTAGTACTTTATATGATCTTAAATATCCTAAAGGTGCATTAACAAAAATATTTGAAGATAATAAATGGGATTTTACAAAAATAAATTGGTGAGTGAAATAAACTTTACAAAATAAAAATATTGATAACATATAGATTCGACAACCCATTTTTAAACTTTTTATTTTAATAAAAAGTTTAAAAATACAAACTAATTTACTAAATTTCTTTTATTATATTTATTAACTAAATAAATATAATATGTCTGAAATAAAAACATTTTTTAATAAAATTGAATTATTAAATCAACAAATATTACAAAATAAATTTATGAAGAAACTTGGTGTTATAATTAATAATCAGATTAATATAATGTTTCCTAAACTAAATTTAAAAGATATTAATATTATTCAAAATATGTCTATATATATTCATAATAGTATACTTAAAAAAATAATTGTTAATGAAGACATTACTAATATTGATCAATTTACTCAGAATAATCATTTGGATATAAAATCAATTATTTTAATGTTAATACCATTTGTAAGCGATGATAATAATAATATAAGACTAAATAATTTAGTAGATTTAAATCAAATACTCTATAGAAAAGAAAATGCGAATAGTATTAATGAATCTGTATTAGAGAAAGATATGATTGATGCAAGAGGCGACGAATTCTTTTTTAGTAATTTTGCAATGGGACTATTGAATAAAAGTGAAAATATATTAAAGCTAATTGATGAAAATGGCGATAAGTTAATTTATAAGATGATCTATCATAATTTTATTTCATTACTAGAATCAATTAAAATGTGTACGAACAAATATTATGTTAATTGGATAAATGTAGTTCCCATACTTGAAAAGAATCTAAAAGAAGAAGAAGTTTATAAAAGAACAATTGAAGGTATTGAAGACTATAAAAAATTAGATATGATGTTAAATGATGATAATGCTGTATTTAATTTTATAGAATTTCAAAATAATTATAATGGATTATGGTTTGGTGATTTTTATAACGTTATTAGAAAAGGTTATTATCAAAGTATTAAGAGCGTAAAATGGTTAATTTTTAATAGATTTAATAAGAGTAAAAATAAAAATCAATATTATTTACAAGTATTAGACGATAAATTAAATCTTAGTTCTCATATTAACTCTACATCTAAGACTTTTATGGATTTGACAGAAGAACAACAATTTGATTTTAAAACTAAATTGAATAAACTTGTTACTAATTTGAATGATAATGAAGATAATGTAATTTATGTGGATACATTAAAACAATTATTAATTTATATGGTTAATGGATATACATATCGTCAAAAAATAAGTAATGATAATACTCGTAACTTTGAATTTGAAACAACAGATGAATTAATTGATGAAGGTAAAGACGATGATCTAAGTACAAAAAATAGAAAAAAATTTAATGATATAACATTAGATAATATAATTGAAACAATTAAAAGTATTGGCGAAGTACATATTTGGGATTATTTGAAAGAATCAATTGATTATTTTCAATCAACTGTTTATTCGACATATTTAATAGTAGATTACAAATCAGTTGAAACCAAGACTGTTACTAATATAATTGACCATGATTTTTATACAATACAAATAGATGGTAATGATACAGGAATAAATCTTAAAAATCTATATAATATTTCGAAACTATTATCCCATAGTAAAGGTAATATATGGGAATTAAAATATGAAAATTATATTGGATTATCATTGAAAAGTAAAAACGAATTTATGAATGAATTTTTAGATGATAATATGGATTGGTTAAAAATGCGTAAAAATTTAGAAATTGAAACTGAATTTAATGATAATAAATCAAAAGATGATAGATTGGACGAAATAAAAACAGGCTGGCAAAAATATAGAATTAACTTTATTTTTACATATTTAATTAGACGAGGTATATTATCTAAATTTGTTACTGCTTTTGATATAACTAGTAAAAGAAATTCTGAGTCTGAAAGAAAAAGGTTAATGAAAGGAAAATTTAGTGATAATAATTGGGGTGATGCTTATTACTATTTAAATAACCAAAAATACTCAAAATTAGATAAAATACGTCACGACGATGGTATTGATACCTCAACTAAAAAATATGTAGAAGAAACATATTTTGATATACTGGGAAAACATCATAATTGGTATTCTTTTTATGCAATGGATTGGGTTATACAGATAAAATTTTTTCATACATATATTAATCACCAAGTTATGTATGTCACAGGTTCAACGGGTACTGGTAAATCAACACAGGTTCCAAAGCTATTAATGTATGCTTTAAAAATGATAGATTATAAAGACAATGGATCAATTATATGTACACAGCCCCGTATTCCACCAACAATAAATAATGCAGAAAGAATATCATTAGAATTGGGAGTTCCTATAAAAGTACCATCTGGTACAATATCAGATAAAATAAATACTGATAATTTTTATTGCCAATATAAATATAAAGGTAATCAACATACAACATCTTCTAAAAAAGACCTATCATTGAAAATTGTAACTGATGGTACATTATTTGAAGAAATTAAAAATAATCAACTAATGAAGATGCAAGTACCAGGTAAAAGTAATAATAAACATGACATTACTTATTCACACAAAAATAAATATGATATTCTGATAATTGATGAAGCACATGAACATAATTCAAATATGGATTTGATTTTATCACTTGCTAGAAACACTTGTTATTTTAACAATTCAATTAGATTAGTGATTGTTTCCGCAACAATGGATGATGATGAACCTATATATAGATCATATTTTAAAATAATTAATGATAATCTCATTTTTCCATTAAAACAACCGGTTGACTACATGCCTTTTATGGATGGAACTACCAATTTTTTACCACAGACAATATTTATGGAACGTAGATTTCACATGTCAAAACCAGGTGAAACAACACAACATGTAATAACTGAAATATACAGAGATTTAGAAGAAAAGTTAGATGATCAAGAAAATTCAAAGATAGCACAAGAAGAAAGTTATAAAGTTATTAATGAAATATGTAACTCAAGTACATCTGGTGAAATATTATTATTTTCTACAGGTCAGAGTGAAATTACGGAAGCAGTTAAATATTTGAATGAAACACTACCATCAGGAGTCATAGCATTGCCTTATTTTGGTACAATGAATAAAAAGTATAAAGATATTGTTGAAAAAATAGAAAAAAATATTAATAAAATTAAGAATAAGAGAACTAATATTTACGAAGAATGGGGATCAACGTTCATAGAGGATAGTAGTGTCCCGAATGGTATTTATAATAGAGCAGTAATAGTAGCTACAAATGTAGCAGAAGCATCAATCACAATTAAGAGTCTTCGGTATGTTATAGATAATGGATTTGCAAAAGAAGCATTCTATGATGAAAGTATTGGTAATTCTGCTTTGAAAGTCGAAAAAATATCAGAAGCAAGTAGAGTTCAACGAAAAGGGCGTGTTGGTCGTACATCATCCGGTATAGTATATTATATGTATAAAAAAGATGCTAGAAAAAAGATTATGCCTAAATATAAGATAAATCAGATGAATCATGAATTAATTTTTAATCAGCTAGCAAGTAAAATTGATGCAGATAATACAGTAGATATTCAGAATAAATTAATTTATCCAAAGTGGTATGATCCTCATTTATCAGCTATATTTTTGAAAATTTATGAACAAATTAAATCTAATAAAAAACTAGTCTTCACTAATCCTTATTATGGATATGATATAGATATTAAAAAAACCAACGTATATAAATTAGGCATATATGATATAATAAATAAACAATTTACATCAAATGAATTTATCGACACTGGTCTAATACCCGACATATATATACCTAATCCATATCTACAAGACACAAATGTAAATAGACCTCAATATTTAAGTACATTAGAAGATGGTATTAATATGTATGACTTGTTTGATTTAAATGGAACATTTTATTTGATTCATCCAAAGGAAGATAAAATAATAAGAAATTGTGCGAACGAAATAATTAAACTAAAGGGCGATCAAAATTCATTGGAAATAAAAATAGACGAATTGGATTTACTAATATTTAATCAAACACTTTTTAACTTACAAAGTAAACTACAAATAGTTGATATAAATGCATATGAATTTAATCAAATAAATAATGATTTGTATAAAATGAATAATATTAAGATGAAGAGAACTTTGCTCGGCGAAAAAATATCGGAACTAGTTTCTAAAACATCACTGGGTCATAATTTAGCAACAACATTGTTTTATGCATATGGGCATTCAAATGATAATGATAAAACTACATTCAATGATACAATAATGATAATTGCATTACTACAAGCATGTGATTATTCTGTAAAAAAGTTAGCTCGACTAATAACAACAGTTATGGGTTATAAAATACCAGATTTTTTAAATTTAAGAGAATTATTTTTTACAAATAGGTCAGATATAGAAAGTTTATATAAAATAACTCAAGTAATCAAAAGTAGATTTAATCAATTAAAGATATTTAATTTAGATAAAAAATATTATAATACATATAAGAAAGAATTCGATGACACTGTTTTAAAATATGAGAAAATATCAAATAATAATAAAATAAATAGTCTTATTTATAGAAAAGATTTTGATCCACCAAAAGAATATGATAATGGATTATGGAATAAATTAACTGAATTAAAAAATAATAGTCAGTTAAAAAATGACACCGGCTTTCAAAACTGGTTAGAATCAACGAATAGTGTTAAAAATAGTATTTCAAATGATTTGAAAAAGTATGAACATGAAATCAAGACTTTTTGTGATAATAATTATTTAAACTATGATATTATAAATACTTTTTTTATAAGATATCTGAATTTAAAATTAAATATTGATACTATCGATAAAAATGAAAATAGTAAATCAATGAGTGATAATCCGTTCAAGTGGCTTGATGCAAATTATAAAATTAATTTCACTAATAATTTTCTATACATGACCAATTTAGATAAAATAATTCATTCATTTCTATCTGGAAATTCTATTAATGTTTTATTTAAAACAGATTTTAATAAACCCTATACAGTAATGACAACTACTAACACAACTATAATAAAACCATTATCTAAAAATAGTAATGATGTTGAAAGTTTTGTTAAAAATCCTAGCCCTATAGTACTATTTTTGAATAGAAATAGTAAAACGAATTTTGCTGAGGTAATTACAAACATTACTATTAATGATTTAATAGAGTCTAATCCATTATTTTATAATCCTACATTATTTAAAAATATTTATGTGCAAAAAAACTTATTAACTAACTTACCTGTTATTATTGAGTTTAAAGGTGTTTTGTGGGAAGATTTTATATTTAAACTCAAAAATAATTGGAATATGGATAGTGTTGTTTGGAAAAACTCAAATAATAATACTAGAGATAATGATACTAGAGATAATGATACTAGAGATAATGATACTAGAGATAATGATACTAGAGATAATGATACTAATCTTAATAACTATATTAAGAATCTATATGCTAAAGTTATTAGACTTAACTATTAAGTATAAATATTAAGTATAAAAATAAATAAATATTATATAAACTTTAATATATGGAATTTCAAACAGATTTTGAGAAAGGATTTTCAAGCATAAAAGGTAATAATAATACATTTTTATTTCCAATATTTAAAGAAGCTATAATTACAGATACAGGTGAAATTAAAAACTATTTGATATTATTAAAATAAAGTTTCAGTATTTTAACAATAAATTGGAACTAAGAGATAAAGAAGTTGTTGATATTTTGATAGCAATTATGCTTGACACTAAACAACAAATATTCAAGTCAATAAGTGAGTCAATTAGTCCATTCGGAAAAAAGGAATATATGAAATCTATTGATCTTTCTAACAAACTTCGCGATTTGAAAGAAAAATTAATGAAGAAAAATGAGAGTATTATTACAAAGAAACGACAAAAACTTGATAAAAAAAAGGTTCAATTAAATAAAATAATATATACTAAAGATTCTATAGATAAAACAAACCCGACTGACCATCCTACAAATAAGGATAAGATTAGTCGTTTTACAAGAAATATGATAACTTATATTGACGACACAGACAAATATAATTTAGTTAAAAAGGCAACTGGACAATTAGCATATGAAGGATATCAGATATTTAACCATTTAAAAGATTTAAATGTTTGTTATAACCATAAAACAAAAATAAAGGTAAATGAAACAGATGGTTATATAAGTGTTCCATTTTTTATTTTATATGATTCATACGAGGATAGTACTAATTCAGAAGGTAGATTTTTAAGTAGTTTAACTGAATCTGATTATATAACTACTTATATTCGTATGCCGTGTATCAAACAATATAAGGAGGTTAATAATATGATAAATGCATTACATGGTAATTCTAGTGATTTTAAACTTTTAATTGGTGATTTAGGAGACAAAATACAAGAAATAACTGATATACTTATTCCAAATTTTATACTAAGAATATCTATGACTGATTATTCTGTACACGATACTGTTATAAAAAAATTATATAAATTACTAAGGATTGTCAATAATATTGTTAACTTTTCAGATAAAGCAAGACAAAAACACATAATCTTATCTATATCCGCTTTCAAGAAAATATTTTTAGAAATATATCAAATTATTAATGATAATAAAGAAAATGTTATAACAAATAATTTAGATTTCGACCGAATTCTAAATAAAAATGGAAATATATATACAAACTCATTATTAAAAATTATTTATAAACTAGACTTTACACCTGACATAAATGATTTAGCTGCACTAAAGAAACAATTATGTAAAAAACTCGTCGGTAAAAAACTCCCTCCTTCTACAGAGTTTACTGAGATAATTAGATCAAAAAATATAAGTGATAAAATATTTGACGATATAATCTCACATCATACAGTAAAATATTATAGAAAAAAAGGTGCACGTGGAATTTATATGATACATAAAGGTGTCGAAGTAGATGTTTCTCAAAAATATAGAGAACAAGATACATTAGAAAAGTGTTCTAATTTAGGAATCAATCCAATATATTGTGACCATATTATATCTGATTTGACTACAGGTGAACTTTCTAGTAAGATAAAACAATTATTAATTAATCCAGATTATTTAGTATCATCATATATTAATGTAGAAACATTATTACCAGACCTAGCACTAGAATATTTAAAATTTTGGGGATTTAAAATAATAAAACTTGATAATTCAGAATTAAATATAATAGAACCAATTTATATGTGGGATGAAAGATCTATTACTGAACAATTTACACCAGAAAATAAAGAATTTATTAAAGAAAATATATGGTACCATTTTAGTGAAATAATTAAACTTGTTAATAGTAATCCGGGAATACTAAATGATGAATATTATAAACAAGTGAAATATGATGAAATATTAGAAAAACAACAGAATATAAATTTACGACTTAAACTTTTAGATATTGTAGAAGATGTCAAATCTACAATTGATACAAGTGGGTTGTTTAAAAATATTAATATTTATTTAACTGATAATATAAATAAGAAATTAAAAGAGTTAGGGTTTGCAACAATATTGAAAAATTTAGAACGGGAATTTCAGAATCAAATAAAAACATGCTTGGAAAATAATAGTACAACATTAATACCTGTTAGTATTAATTACATAGGGATGCCCGATGGACATACTAATATGTTATCAATTCATAATAATTTTGTTGAATTAGTAGAACCACATGGGATTAATATTGCAATCTCTAAACGATATAATCAAATTTATAATTATTTAGCTACATTTATAGATAAAAGAAAAATAAAAAGAATAGATACTACATTTATAAAATCTGGACTTGCAACATCTAATTTATCACCGCAATCATATGAACCACTTTGTACTGCACATTCTTATTTTTATGCTCTACTTCGAGTATTATATCCTAGTTTACCATTTCATGAAATATATACAATGACATTTTCAAAGTTTCCAACTAATATAGATAATTTTATTAGTAGTAGAGATAAAGAAAAAGTAGGTATTTCTACTTTAGATTTGCCATCAGAAGAAAACTTTTATGATAGACAATATGTAATGTTTGATAATCTTGAACAAGATCGAATTATAAGAAGATTGCATAATTTTATATTGTTTAATAAAGATGTTAATGATAGTATAAACAGTGGAAAAGGTCTACCATTTGTTGACACATAATGTAAACAAACATAAATAAAAATATAACCTCATTCTTTTCACTGAAGGTGAATGTTACCTATTACAATTACTTCGTAAAAGGTAATGGTAATAGGTAATGGTAATATAAAAGACTTGTTCGATTATCTGCGTAACTTAAAATAAAAATTGGATTGCATATTCAAAACTTTAAAAAGTTTTGAATAAAGCAATTTAACAGTTAGATATCAAAGAGTTTCGTAGAAACTCTTTGATAAATAAAAATTGATATATTCTCAGTAAATAACATAATCAAAATAGCATACAATGACAGATAAATTATCTATACAAATTGATAATATAAGTTCTAATAAAAATACCAACGATACTTTTATTGAAACTAATGCTTTTTCAATTAAAAGGAATAAATCAACTTTCCTTATTTCTACCCATAATTTCCTTCCTATTAAAAACAATATCAAATTTAAGGATGAAAAATTAAAAATATGTATAAATTCTAAATGGAATGAATTACTTATTTTGAAATCAGAGAATGTAATTACAGATTTACGATTATTTAAAAAATTAAAATTAAAGATACCAAATAATGGTTCATACGCCTTTCTTAAAGGAGATAAAGTTACGATAGAAGACAAAGTTTTTGCCAACTATGCATTTTTACCTAACTATCCTCATCTTGTTTATATAAAGATTAAAACAAATAGACCATCTCAATATTTATCAGGTACGCCATTATCAGATAATACAGACTGTTTAGTAGGCATTGTATCATTCTCAGATGAAAATTATGTTTACTGTTTACCTAGTTATTATATTACAAAGACATTTGAAAAAAAGAATAATATTTTACTGCCTGAAATTGACGACACAATAACAAGAGTAAATAGACATTATGTAAAGAATAATATGATATATAATCCCTATTTAGGATTAAATATTCCATTGAGTGCTTATTTACTTTTAGAGGCAGATAGACAAACTGAAGTATCAGTTATTAGAGATAACGAAGATGTAAATATTTTTGATATTAATTTTATAGAGTATTCTGACCCAACCCTAATAGATAATAGTAGAAAGTTAATAGTTAGAAATAAATATTACGAGCTATCAACTGTATCATTACATTTGTTAAAGAAATATAACCCTGACTTGTCAAAAAAAGTATTTTCACAATTAAATAATTTTGATAACTTGAGAGGTGTAAAATTTCGTATAAAAAATAATGAGATTATTCTAAGATAAATAATATATATCATCTAGTTAAAATTTTTACATTTCTTTAATATTGATTTTTCTTGATTACTTAATCTAGACCCAAATGAATTATATACTTCAACTTCATTATCTGAATATGATTTATAAGTAACTTTATCTTCTGTATTTTCACTTGCATTTTCTGTCTCAGTTTCAATAAATGTATTAATTAAATCTGAAATTTCAATAATTGCATCATTACTTAATAAATTCATATTAAAAAAGATACCTGATTTATTTTCTGAATAATCGTTTCCAATATCTCTATTGACAATTTTAAAAATTAATACTAACTGACTCTTCTCTTTTATATTATTAATCTTTTCTAGTAATTTCTTTCTATAGTATGAATCAAAAGTTCTTTTAACTTGAGGTTTTTCTTCTTCCATTATAAATTAGAATAATATATTTTGGAGTCAACCGAATTACCTCGTTTACAGTTCTTTACAGTTCTTTACAGTTCTTTACAGTTCTTTACAGTTCTTTACAGTTCTTTACAGTTCTTTGAATAAATCTTGCGACACGTTGGTTAATATGATTTATATTAGTAAAACAGTTTATTTACAACTTAATTATTATATGATTTCACTTTGTTAATTTCAATATTATATCAATAAAAATGTATAATTATTTTACTAAAGATATATATTATCTTTTAAATTTTTTATCTACAATTATTATATTATGGTAAAAAAAAATAACGATAAACATAAAATAATAAATTATCCAGATCCAGAGGATGAAAACTTTGTTAATAGTATTTATAAAAAAAGAGAATTTCAATTCCATCGAATCCCTAAAAGGAAGAAAATGGAAACATATGAAGAAATAGAAAAGTATAGAGAACAAACATGTAAAGTTGACTATAAACCTAGACAACAACAAGCGATCCTGTCAAATTTAATTAATCCAGAAACACCTTATACAGGTGTTCTAGTTATGCACGGAACGGGAACAGGAAAAACATGTTCGGCTATTTCTATTGCCGAACAATTTAAGGATCAAGTTAAAAAATATAATACTCGTATTGTTGTTTTAATTCCGGGTCCAAATACTAGAGAAAATTTTAAAAGTGAATTGTTGTTTTGTACAGGGGATACTTATCTAAAAAATAAAGATATGATACAACAACTGAGCAAAGCTGAACAAGAAAGAGAAAGAAAAATAGGAATTTATAGTTCTTTACAGAATTACAAAATATTATCATATAAGACTTTCTATAAAAAAGTGCTTGGTGAAAAGATATTAGAAAAGAAAATTGATACTGATAATAAAATTAAATCTAGTTATAGAAGAAATCAAGAAGGTGAAGTTGAAAGAGAATTAGTTGTTGATAAAATTAATAATATGGATAATTCTATTATTATTGTTGACGAAGCACATAATCTTACAAACAACGAATACGGTGAAGCATTAAAGAAAATAATTAGTGTATCTCAAAATCTTAAAGTAATTTTATTAACTGCAACACCAATGAAAAATTTAGCTGATGATATTGTACATTTATTAAATTTTATAAAACCAAATGATGATCAGATTAAAAGAGATAAAATATTTACGGGTGATAAGAACTATTTAATGGACTTAAAACCTGGAGGTATGGAATATTTAAAAGAGAAAGCCCGCGGATATGTTTCATTTTATAGAGGAAATATTCCCTTTACATTTGCAAAAAAGATTGACAAAGGCGAAATTCCTAAAGGACTATTATTTACACATGTTGTTAGATGTATGATGGAACCATTTCAATTAGAATCTTATGAAAATACTGTTAAGAATTTTGATGATTCTTTGAGTAAAACTTCAAGTGCTGCAGCTAATTTTGTTTTTCCAGGATTGGATGCGACCAAGAAGAAACTTGTTGGTTATTATTCAACAGATGGTGTTAATCGAGTTGTATCACAGTTAAGTAACGAGAAAGAAAATCTTTTAAAATTAATTAATAAACAGATTTTTAAGGGGAAGTTAACAAAAGAAGAAGAACGTAATTTTATGTATGAAACTGAAAGTAAAACAATAAATGGGTTAATTTTAAATTTAAAATACTTAAAATATTTTTCAATTAAATTTTACAAAACGATTATGAGGATGTCAAAATTAGTTGAAGGTGATAAAGGACAAGGAACTGCATTTATTTATTCTAATTTAGTAAAAGCAGGTGGTATGGAAATCTTTGCAGAAGCTTTGCGTGAAAATGGATATTTAGAATATCAAGAAAATTCAAATGATTATGATATTAAAGATAATACTATTGATTATAAAACTGGTAAAACTTTTTCACAAATGCAGAAAGAAGGAAACTTGTCTGATTTTAAACCGGCAACATATCTATTAATTACAGGTGGTATTGATGATTCTGGCGAAGAGCTACCTGAGATTAAACAAAAAATAATTAGAGAAGTTTTTAATAAACCTTCAAATAAATATGGTAAACATCTTAAATTTATTCTTGGTACTAAGGTCATGAATGAAGGTATTACATTAGAGAATATTAAAGAAATTCATATTTTAGATGTCCATTATAATTTAGGTAAAGTAGATCAAGTAATTGGAAGAGGTATTAGAATGTGTAAACATTTAGCTGTAATTAACGATAAAAATAGATTTCCAAAAGTTAATGTTTATAGATATGTAGCTGCTTTAAAAAGTGGGTTAAGTACAGATGAAACTTTATATAAGAAAGCTGAAATAAAATATATACTTATTAAGAAAGTTGAACGTGGTTTAAAAGAGGTTGCACTAGATTGTCCATTGTTACTATATAATAACAAGTTCCCAGAAGAAATCGAAAAACATAAAGGATGTGTTAAACCTACATTAGAAAATGTTGCAAAAGGTAAAAAAATATGCCCTGCATTATGTGATTTCCAAGAATGTGATTATAAATGCGATGGTGTTAAAATAAATAAAAATTATTATAATAAAGATGGTTATAGACCACTTGATAAGAAAGAAGTTGATTATTCTACATTTAATAATAAATTAGCGAAAGTTGAGATTACAAGTATCAAGAATAATATAAAGGATTTATTTAGATTTAAACATATTTATAGTTACTCTGAAATTCTAGATAAAATTGTTAATTCTATGAGTGATCACCAAAAAGAACTATTCGATGAAAACTTTTTATATCAAGCATTATCTGAACTAATGCCCAAGACCGAAAATGATTTTAATACTTTTACGGATAATATATTTGATAAATATAATAGAGCCGGTTATCTAATAAATAAAGAAACATTTTATATCTTCCAACCTTTTGATCAAAATGAAGATGTTCCACTCTATTATAGAAACAAATTTGATATTGAATATAAAAATCAAATCCCTATTGAGAATTATGTTAGACAAAAATATGGAGAAATTAATGACAACGAAACAAAAAATAGTACTAATATTGATAAAAAAATGAAAAAAGAAAAAGGTTATAACTTTGATAAAGTAATGGATTATTATATGGATAGAGATGAATATAATATAGTTGGTATTATAGATAAAAATCTTAATAAACTTGCGAGTCAAGATGATGATCTATTTAAAATTAGACCACCTCGTGCTAAGATTCTGGAAAAGAAAAGAGGTACTGGTATACCTACATTAAAAGGTGCAGTGTGTAGTACAAGTAAATCCAAACCACATTTGTTAAAATTATTGAGTACAATGCCAAATGTTACAAGTGATGAAATTACATATTTAAAAAAATCAACACGAGAATCAGTATGTAATTTTATTAAGGATAAATTATTGCATTTAGAAAAATATTCAACTTCTAGTAACAAGAATAAAATGACATATGTTATGATACCATTTGATCATCCTATTTATCAATTTCCATTTAATTTAGAAGATAGATTAAAATATACGATTAAAAATTTAAAATCAATTATTAATAGAGATATTGATTATAAAACAATTAAAGGCAAAGAGGGAACTTTCCTAAAAGAAACTGGATTAATTTCTTATACTATTGAATTACCTAATAACAAGTACACATTGGCTGCTAAAAAAGAACTTGAACAAGAAGGATATGTATTGAAAGATAATAAATGGATTATTAAAGTTAATTAAATACAGAATGAAATGGAATGTAATTCTAACTTACGTGAATTAATAATCTTAAATAAGATTATTAATAAAAAGTATTATATATTTATTACATTGGAGAGTTTAAGAAGTTTATAAGACCTGGTGGTAAAGATGATACAACTTCAGGTTCCATTTTAACTGCTAAATATATAGCAATTGCTGTAATTACAGAAGATGTAATAAGAATATGTCTGTGTACCATAAATACTAACTTGACTTCAGTCAAGAAAGAACCTTTTTTCATGTCATGTTTCTTTAATAAACATGGGATTATAGTAGATAAAATAATATTTACAATAGCTCCAATAATTGCGGTTGATAAAGCGCGATCCATTATATAATGAAATGAGAAAATTTTTATATAAAAATTTTTAAACTAATTTATAATAAAAATTGATATATTTATTTAAAGTTTATAGATATTAGAATATATAATGTCGTCTAAAGCTAATCAATATCAAAAGAAAACACCGATAGAACATGTATTATTGAGACCAGATACCTATATCGGGGATGTTGAAGAAACTACCGAAGAAATGTGGGTAGTTGAAAATAATAAAATCGTAAAGAAAAAAATAACATTTGTTCCAGGATTTTTAAAAACATTTGATGAATTATTAGTTAATGCTAGGGATGCTAGTGTTAATGATAAAACATGCAATACAATAAAAGTAGAATATGATATAGAAAATGGTTCTATTACCGTATGGAATAATGGACAAGATGGAATACCTGTCGAAGAACATCCTGAACATAAAACATTAGTTCCTTCTATGATCTTTGGTGAACTATTAACAAGTTCAAACTATGATGATAATAAGAAAAGAACTACAGGTGGTCGTAATGGATATGGTTCCAAGTTAGCAAATATTTTTTCTACTAAATTTGAGGTCGAAGTAGGTGATTCAAAGAATGGAAAAAAGTTTTGTCAAACATGGGAAAACAACATGTCAGTTGTGAATAAAGCAAAAGTAACAAAATATTCTGCAAAAATTAGTTATGTCAAAGTTACCTATTATCCTGATTTTGAAAAATTACATGTAAAAGGTGGATTAAATAATGACCATTTAAAATTATTTCAAAGAAGAGCAATTGATATTACTGGTACAAGTATATTAAATAGCAAAGAAGCTATGAAAGTATTTTTTAATGGCGACAAAATACCAATTAATAATTTTAAGAAATATATCGAATCTTCATTTGATACCGATACTATTTACATGGACGATTCATCTGACAGATGGGAAGTCGGTGTAATTTATAAACCAGATGCTGGAAATGAAGTTATATCTTTTGTTAATGGTATTTCCACTCATCGTGGTGGAACACATGTTAATCATGTTGTTGACCAAATTATTAAATCATTAACTACTGACTTTATTAATAAGAAACATAAAAATATTAAAGTAAGTAGTGCTATTATTAAAGAAAGTTTAGTATTTTATATTAATTCTATTGTTGAAAATCCAGCATTTAGTAGTCAAACTAAAGATACACTTACAACAAAAACAAGTACATTTGGATCTACTTATAAACCAAGTGTTGCTATGATGAAAAAACTCGCCAAATCTGGCATTGTTGAAAAGGTTATCAAGTTAGCTGAATTCAAGGAATCAGCTGGTCTTAAGAAAACTGATGGTAAAAAACAAGTTAAACTAAAGGGAATTCCTAAACTAGAAGATGCAAATAAAGCAGGTGGTAAAGATGCATCATCATGTTCTCTTATTCTAACAGAGGGTGATTCAGCTAAAGCATTTGCTATGGCAGGTTTAGGTATTGTTGGTCGAGACAAGTATGGCGTTTTCCCGTTGAAAGGAAAATTGCTAAATGTACGCGAAGCATCTGTAAAGGTAATTGGTGCAAATGATGAAATTAATCACTTGAAACAAATTATTGGATTAAAACAAAACATCAATTATATGAATGATAGTAATTTTAGTCAATTAAGATATGGAAGAATTATTATTCTAACAGATCAAGATGTTGATGGTAGTCATATTAAAGGACTATTAATGAATTTCTTGCATGTGCTATGGCCAGAGTTATTAAAAAGAGATGGTTTTATTACTTCACTTGCCACACCAATTGTAAAATTGTTCAAAGGAAAAGAAGTTAAAACATTTTATAACTTGACTGAACATCAAGATTGTATTGATGAACTTAAAAGTAAGAATAACTTATCAGGATGGAAAACAAAATATTATAAGGGGTTGGGTACTTCCACTTCATCTGAAGCAAAAGAATACTTTTATGGTATTGAAGATAAATTGATTCAATATTTCTACAACTCTGCTATTAAAGGTATTACACATACAGAATCATCTGACAATGAATTATCTGAAGATGAATCAGTTGAAGAATCAGTTGAAGAATCAGTTGAAGAATCAAAAACTGAAACATCAGAACCACAAGTGCCTGTTAAAACAAATGGACTATTAACAATTGACGATGATGCGATAACACTAGCATTTGATAAAACAAGAAGTGACGACCGTAAAACATGGCTATTGAAGTATAATAAAAATAAAATTCTAACATATGATCAAAAACAAATTAGTTATTCGGATTTTATTCACAAAGACTTGATTCATTTTTCAAATGATGATACATGTCGTTCTATTCCATCTGTTATCGATGGTTTTAAACCTTCTCATCGAAAAATCTTTTATGGTGCAGCATTGAGAGGGCTAGATAAGATTGAAGTTAAAGTTGCTCAATTAGCAGGATTTGTCTCAGATAAAGCAGCATATCATCATGGTGAAATGTCACTTACAGGTGCTATCATCGGTATGGCACAAGATTATATTGGATCAAATAACATAAACGTTCTTAAACCCAACGGACAATTTGGATGTGTTGATCCCGAAACAAAAGTATTAATGTGGGATTCAACTATAAAAAAAGCTAAAGATATAGTTATAGGTGATAAGTTAATTGGAGACGATGGTTTACAAAGAACTGTCTCAGATACAGTTAAAGGAACTGATACAATGTATAAAATTACTAATGGTAGAATGACTGATTATATAGTTAATAGTAATCATATATTAACATGTAGTTTATCAGGACATAAGACAATATATTGGAAAGAGTCAAATAAAACTTGGAAAATGTTATACTATAATAGCATAAATAAAAAATTTGGTGAAAAATCTATTTCAACAAATGAAAAAGAAGGTAATCATTTTAATAAATCAACGTTATCTAAGATTGACGCTTATAACCAAATGTTAGAATATAGTAAAACTATACAAGATAATAATATAATTGATATTAATGTACAAGATTATCTAAAATTACCTCAATATATTAAAGATCATCTCAAGGGTATCTTAAATAGCACTCCAGTTGAATGGGCTGAAAAGAAAGTTGACATAGATCCATATATATTAGGTGCATGGTTAGGCGATGGAATGAGCGACTGTCATGCATTTTCATCAGTTGATCCTGAAATAATTAAATATTGGGCTCAATGGTTAGATACAATTGGATGTGAGACAGTCCATTGTCCGAATTATAATAATCATGAAAGTTGTACATATTATATCAGAAGAAGAGGTTCAGGTCAAGATTATGACGTACATCCAATTGGCGATGAGAATAATTCTAGTGAAACATGTAAAGGATGTTTAACATCAGATATTAATACAGGTGCGTGCGACTGGTCATTTGATAAACAAAAAGCTAATTTTATTTGCGATGGTTTTAATATAAATAATAATCCATCAGTAAATCTGAATCCTTTCAAAGAACTTTTTAAAAATAATAAATTATTTAAGAATAAACATATCCCAATTGATTTTATAGTCAATAGTAAAGAGAATAGATTAAAGTTATTAGCAGGAATGATTGATACAGATGGTTCACTTGGAAAACAAGATAAGTTAAAATTTTATAGAATATTTCAAAGCAAAGACCGGAGTGAACTTATAGAAGCATTTCGTATAGTAGCTGGATCTTTAGGATTTAGATGTAAGATTTATGAACAAAATAATAATATGTTAGAATTAAGAATTTCAGGTTATAATTTAGAATCTATTCCTGTTAAAGTTCAAAGGAAACAAATAAAAACAAATAATATAATATCAAACCCATATACTCATAGTATTAATATAGAAGAAATACACAATGGGAATTTTTGCGGGTGGAACATTGATTCTAATGAAAGATTCTTATTATCTGATTTTACTATTACTCATAATACCAGGCTAAAAGGCGGAAAGGACGCTGCCTCGCCACGTTATATTTGGACAGAGTTTGCAGAATTAACAAATCTAATTTTTAGAAAAGAGGATGACCAAATATTAGATTACATGTATGAAGATGGATTAA